TCTCGTTGCGTAATCTGTTCGAGCAGTTTCAAGAGGAGACTGCGTAATGCACTCTAGCGTCGTCGTTACAAAGCCAGCTCCGGATAAGGCACTCATCACGCTTTACGAAGCTAAGGTAGCGCTGAAGATCGCGCCGTCGAGTACTGATAGCGACGAGCTGTTGAAGTTCATAATCCTGCGATCGTCCGACGAGGTGCAGACGTTGTGCAGCCGGGTGTTTCCCAAGGAAGCCGTGATCGAAACTTTCCGCGAGATTGAACAACCGATCACTCGGCTTTACCTTTCACGGTACCCGGTGCAGCTTGACGACATTGAGTCGATCGCGGTCGATGGTACCGTTTCAGAATTTGATATCGATCCGGAATCAGGTAAACTTTCTTTGTTCGGTGGTGCGCAATGGCCGGAGTCGGTGGTAGCAACTTACGCGGGAGGTTACGCAATTCCGCAGGAGGTACCACCAGCGATTAAACAAGCGGTGCTGTTGTTCACGCGCGACTCATATTATTCTAGCCAGCGCGGGGACGCTTCGGTACGGCAAATCTCGCACAAGGAAAGCCGCATTTCATATTTCGATCCATCCAAGATGGGAGGATCGTCGTCGAGCTCTAGCGGGGGTGGCGGGTCGCCAGCTGAGAACGCTGCGCGCAATTTGTTGCAACGGTATACGAGGCTGACAGCCTAATCATGGCAGCAGGTTTTGGCACCGGCCAGATCGCAAAGATGGTTGCGGCTTTGGTGACGGGTGGCGGACTTGAGAAAGCGGTGATGGATAAACTCGTCAATATGGGTGGCGAGTTTCTTCTGCAACAAATAAGTTTCGGTCCACTTAGTCTGGGTGGCGCGGCAAATATCTTGATGCCGAAGACGCTTAATCTTTCTGACTTGCTACCGAAGCCGTTGGCGATAAGCGATTTGATGCCGAGGGAATTGCGTGTCGATAGTAATTTCTTAAGCGGCTTGCGGAAAGAATTCTTAGGTAAAAAGCAGCGCGGCAACTGGCGCGCTAAGACTGCGTGGGGTCGCAGCAATTGGGCAACGTCGCGCAATGATTGGTTGGATAATCATTGGCGGCATGATTGGCGATCGCAACCGCGCGACGTTGTGGGCAAGTGGGTACCGGGTCGCTTACCGTACATCGCAACGCAGCTGCAGTATAAAGGCAAGACGATTGGCCGCAGGACGTTACGTCGTCGCAGGTTACGTAGACAAGCACGGTTGCGTGGACGTAAAGCAGCCAAACGTATGTTCAGGAATAAATAACATGGTCGTCAATTTCTCTGAACAAGTTTATGCGCAGAACCAGGATACGTATGGACGTCCGGTGACGATTACACCGAAGGCGAGCCAGTCGTCTGGGCAGCCGTACGTAACGCGCGGGATCTTGGATATCGAAGCCATGGAGGTGGCAGCGTTGGATGGTTCGATCATTTCTGAAACGCGCGTGATCCTGGATATTCGTGAAGCGGAATTCACGACGTTGCCGCTGCAAGGTGACTTGGTCGATATCCCGACTGCCGGAGGCTTGCCCGCTGAAGGTCAATTCGAGGTGATCGATACGCAGCCAAATGGCGGTGGCGAAACAACGTTAACGTTACGTCACATCGTGCAGAGTAAGCCATGACCGCAACCAGTTATGCTATGATCGTTCGTGACGAAATGCTGGCACGTTTAAAAACGATGCCATTTTTCTCGACGTTTAAATTTGGTACCAACAAGGCTGAACAAATTCAACCGGAGCTGGTGCCGTTTCTTGGGGTTTATTTTATCAGTGAAGATCTGTTGCCAGAAGGTGACTCGAACGCGGGTGAGCCGCGCTTTCATTCGTCTGCGCTCTATGGATTTTCAATCGTTGTGCAGAACAACGATGCAGCTGCAGCCGAGTTAACGTTGGATGAAGGTTGGACGCTGGTTATGGACCGGTTATTCACTGATCCGAGTTTGTACTTAAATCCTAAGGCCAAGATCCAGGGTTATACGCGCGGCAATCGCACGCACCAATTTGGTTCAGCAGGTGCAGATAATGCGATCCCGGTTGCGGAAAGCCGGTTCACATTATTGTGTGATCTTGGCGTGATTGACTTCCCGCCGGTTGTGGATAACGTGTTGAGTCACGTACACTTCACAACGAATTATCCAGATCCGAGTAAGAACGATACAACGCAAGTTCAGCAGGTCGTTGCTGATTGGTTGTTGCCTACAGAAAAGGAGAAAGAAGATGCAAGTAAATCCAAAGAATGAAGACGTGCGGCGAGTGCTCGCGCATCCGAAGGCTGGCAAGTTTCGTGCGGAAGGTCCAGTAGATTGGCCAGACGATACGTTTACTCATCGTCGTATCGCGGATGGCGATATAACGAAAGTAGAGTCAGAGCAGAAAGAAGAAAAACACGAAAAGGCAAAGTTCGTGCGTAAGGCTGAATAAATTCGTCAACCCATAGGAGAGGCATGATGCCTATCTCGTTTAATAATATCCCGGCTAATTGGCGAATGCCACTTTACTGGGTCGAATTAGATCCTTCGATGGCTGGCTTAGGACAGACACCTGGACGGTCATTACTAGTTGGTTCGATGCTATCGACTGGCACCGTACCACCTGATGTACCTATCGCGGTCCCGTCACAAGCTGATGCAGATCATTTCTTCGGTCAAGGTTCGATGCTGGCGAATATGTTTAGAGTGTTCTTCGCCAACAATTGGGCAAATGAAGTGTGGGGTTTGCCGGTTGCCGATCCGACTGGTGCAGCGGCAACAGGTACCATCACGGTTGCGACGGCACCAACACAAGCCGGGACGATTAGTCTTTACATCGCTGGACAGAATGTACCGGTCTACGTAGGCGCAACAGATACGGTTGCCATTGTCGCTACCTCTATTGATACGGCGATCAATGCCAATAAGGATTTGCCAGTAACTGCTACGGCTGCTGCAGGTGTCGTTACACTTACGTCTAAGTTCAAAGGCACACAGGGTGATGAAATCCAGGTGTCTGATAGCTACTATGGTACGATCGGTGGTGAACAATTACCAGTTGGATTGACGTTGACGTATGCACCGTTCACAGGCGGTACTGGTGTGCCAGTATTCACTAATGCCATTAGTGCACTCGGTGAAACGGAAATTGATTACGTGTGTATGCCGTATACGGACTCGACTTCTATGCTGGCATGGGAAACTGAATTTGGATTTTCCGATACCGGTCGCTGGGGATGGATGCGGCAACATTATGGGCATTTGTTCAACGCAAAGCGCGAGACTTATACGAACCTGCTTTTGTTCGGAGAGACGCGCAACAGTGCACAGATGTCTATACTAGCGATTGAGCCGAGTGCGCCTACGCCAAGTTATGAATGGGCGGCAGCGTATACAGCAAAGGCCGCGCGTGCATTGATCAATGATCCAGCACGACCGTTGCAGACTTTGTCGTTGGCGAGTTGTTTACCCGCGCCGTTCCATACGCGATTCATTATGTCGGAGCTCAACGCTTTTGCTTACGCTGGGCTAGCAACGCAGCGTACGGCAGTAGACGTGCCGATGATTATGCGGGAGAATACTACGTACCAGAAGAACTTGTACGGCAATAGTGACGACGCGTACGAGCTCGTGACAACGCTGGCGACGCTTGCTAAGTTGCTGCGCAATCAGCGACAGGCAATCACCAGTAAATTCCCAAGACATAAACTCGCAGATGATGGTACACGTTTTGGTGTTGGTCAGGCGATCGTCACTCCGAAGATTATCAAGGCGGAATTGGTAGCGCAGTATCGCATTGATGAATTCAATGGACTGGTTGAGAATGGTGCAGCGTTCAAAACTAATTTGATCGTTGAGCGTGATCCTAACGATCCCAACCGTGTCAATTGTTTATATCCACCAGATCTTGTGAACCAGCTTAGGGTGTTTGCGGTCCTTGCGCAGTTCAGACTGCAATACGATCGCGGTGTGGATACCGTTGTTGCGACTTAACAGTGACCGATTACCAGCAGGTTGTTGTACTTATCCTGCTGGTAGTCGTTGGCTTTCTGATTGGGTTTCTATTTCCTAGGCCATAGAAAGGAAGATCACATGGCTCAACGAATAGCAGGAATTGCCTATCTCAAAGTGGATGGCAATCAGTATCCACTGCGTGGTAACTTTACGATTACTCCGTCAGTGATCGAGCGCGCGGGTCTCGCTGGCCAGGATTATATCCATGGCTACTCGGAGCTGCCGCGCGTTCCTTCGATTGAAGGAGACGTGTCAACGGTTCCAGGTTTGTCGATTGAAGCCTTCGAGGCGCAAGTCAACGTCACGATCACGGCAGAGCTCGCCAACAATGCGACGTATGTGCTGAGAGAAGGCTGGTGCGTTTCAGCACTTGCGATCAATGCCCGCGATGGCCTCGTTCGGGTCAAGTGGGAAGGCATCAGCTGCGATGAGATCCAATAAATGGTAGACGAAACAGAACCACAAGCACCCAAGACGGACGAGCCAAAGAAAGTCAATGGGGCAGAAATTACTTCCACCGATCTTGTAATACCGCTGCGGAAGAAAGTTATTGCGCACGGTGAAGAGGTTCAGGAATTACGTTTTCGTGAACCTACCGCTGGCGACATCGAGATCTGTGGTACGCCTGTCATGATCGATTTCATGACTGGCGAAATGCCGAAGATGACTTTCGAGACAAGGGCAATGTTTGCCATGATGTCTCGGCTTGCTGGGGTGCCACCTTCTACAATCAAGGCCATGCATCCAAAAGATTGGGGGTATGCAGCCTTGGCACTGGCGCATCGTTTTTTTATTCCAGAGATGTAGAGGGCAATTTTATCCTGGACTGTTATCGGTTGGCGAAATACTACGGACGTAATCCGCGTGAGTTTCTTGATATGCCGTTTTCGGAAGTAGCTAAGCATATCAAGTGGACGACTAAGTTGGAAGAAATATTAAGGCCGGTGGACGACGATGCCTGACATGGATTTTGATTCCGATGCCATGTTGGCTTTCTTCGGCCAGATGGGAAAGGAGATAGATAACTTTAAGACCAAGATTGTCAGCCTTAACGAAGCTGGCAATGCGATGAAGAAAATGACTGATCATACTGAAAAGTTTGGTCAGACTATTCAGCGACACACGCAAGGCGCATTGCGTGGAATGGAGTCAGGCATATCCGGGCTCATTGGTTCGGCTGGAGGTGTCGCTAAGCTTGCGTTGGTCATCGGTGGTGTTGGCAAGGCGCTCGATCACTTTGCGGTTAGCGCATTACATACTAGAAACTTTGCGATTAATACCGGCTTTTCTACAGATGGTTTGAAGAAAATGCGAGTGCAGCTTTCTGCTGCTGGTATCGATGCAAACGAAGCGGCGCAGGGGATCGGGAGTATCGGAGCTAAGTTACAGGACGTTCTTGCCTTGCAAGAAACGTCTTCATTTTATAAGGCGCTGCAAGCTAGTGAACCGGCAATG